GTGGTGGCCGTCCCTGTTGATCCTGCAACCGCGCCATCAGCGACAGCGCCGGTTGCCGCAACATCTGCCTGAACAAGCGCCGTGGTGTGGCTGTGGCCCGGGTCGGTAACGCCGTGGCTGTGCGGTGTGGGCGTGAATGCGTGTGTGTGCCCGGGGTCTGTGATCGCGTGGCCATGGCTTGGCAACTGATCGACGGTCAGCGTGACAGAGACCGCGCCGCCAAGGCTAAGAAGTCCAACCGCGCCGCCAGCCCCGAAAGGCATCCGCCCGCGCAGGTCAGGCAGGACAAAGGTTGTGGGAGTTGCGCCAAACTGATCACCGATGACCGCATAGAGACGCGGGAAGGCGGATTTACTGACCGATTGGCCGTTGCACAAAAGCCAGCCTGGGCCCGGTTCTGCGGTCGCCATTGTTGGAATGATGGTTCCGGCAGGACAGAGCAACTGCACGATAGCCGCCAGTGTCGCGTTTGGGTCGTTCTGGGTGTCGTAGGTCCGTGTTCTTGTCCGCTTGAACGCGGTCAGAGCAATATCAATCTGGCTCATGTCACCAGCCACTTACCGCCGCCGACAGGGTACGTTTCATAATCTGTGCCACTCGCGCCAAAACGGATTGTGCGCGCCCCGCCTGCGTCATGGGCCAGCTTTTGGTCCATTTCGAATTCATATTCTGCGGCCGCCTCGGTGTAATCCAGCCCCATGCCGCGGCGAAGGCGGAAGGTCATCCCCAAGGACAGCAGGTAATCATCCTCGAATGCTGGAAAGTCTGTGTCTGCGGTGAATTCAGAACGGCGAACCTGCGGCAGGGGCGCGTTGCCCGATAGCGGGTTGATCTGGCGCAGAACCTCCGAGATTTCCGGGGGGAATACGTTGATGTCATAGCCGGGTGTGCCCTCATATTGAGCCACGTTTTGCGGCTGAACGGTGGGGTCGAACCCTTCAAGGTTCATCCATCCATCGCGCGGCACAAAAGGGGCAAGGCACAAGGGCGGCGATGCTGTCATGTCGTAATCCCCGGGCCGGATGGTCGAGACAACCGGGAAGTTGCTCACATACTCAATCGCGACCATTTCGGCGGCGGCGGGGGTTGGCTCAAAGAAGATTGCAGCGTTCCGAATCCGCCAGCCCATTTCAACGGCAGTTACAGCGCCGCCAAAAATCCATGACGCCCACGATTGCGGCGATGCAGGGCCAACAAGACCCAAGGGCCAGCCGCCTCGGTGTTCGGTGTTGGGGATCATGCGCAGGAAGTCGGGGGGCATGGGATACGCGAACCGATTGGGCTGCAGCGCAAAAACCCACGTTGAATGAAACTCTGACAGGCCCCTATCACCTGACCGGCGCAAGAAGTCGCGCAGGGTGTCTTTGGCGGCGATCCGCAGCAGCTTTGCAATCTTGGTGTCAGAGTTGAACAGGGATGTGGGCGCAGGCGCGGTGTTTTCGCGCTCTGCGGCCTCTCTGGCAATTGCAAGGATGCTGCGGGCCATTGTGTTTACCGACCCTTCGGACGGCCCAGCCCGGGCAATGCGGGCACGGGGGCATCACCCAGAAGATCCTCATTGCCGCCCGTCACCATTTGGGCGCCACTGAACATATCCGGCGAGGGGGCATCATCGCCCATGCCTTCGGCGTCAATCACTTGAACCTGTGTGGCGGCAATAGGGGCCGCCATCGCGCCTTGGCCTTGGTTTGCGCCCATACGGGCCAGCATATCAAGCTGCGCCTGCATGGAGGCAATCAAAGCGTCTTTGCGCTGATCTGCTTCGCGCAGGCGGTCCAGTTCGGCCTTGGTCGCGGCGTCTTTGGCTGCATCGTTGATCAGTTCGCCGTTGGACGTCTTGGCCTTCATCCAGCGTTGCGCCAGCGCATAGGCTGACCGGGCATCCATGCCGATCTGGCCGACGTGATCAGCGGACAGGTTTAGAAGATCCTCGACACAACGGACGTTGTGAATGACCAGAATTGAAATCTGGCTCTGCGTGATACCGGGCAGTTCGGAAAGCGGGGTGCCATCGGTCGGGACATCGCGGTTTTGCTTGAAGAAGGCAAATTCGCGGGGGAATTGTTGGGCGGCCTGTTGTTCGCTGATAAAGCGGACGGCCTCGGTCAGGCGGTCACCATGCGGGCGCTTGCGGACACAAAGGCGCGTCTTGGTCTGGCCGTTCTGCGAGGGGTCGGTTGGATCTTCAATGCGAACCATGGCGTAGAAGAATTCCACGGACATGTTGCCGTTGGAGGTCACCAAGCCAAGTTGATCAGAGAAGTCGCCACCGGTGTAATCGCTGACAAACTGGTTTGCGCGGGCGGTTGAAAAAGGCTGCATCCTAGCGGTTCCTGTGTGTGGGGAATGCAGCGGGGGGCCTGTTTGCCCCCCGCGCGTTTTGCTTAGTGGGTCAGCAGGCCGTTGAGCATGCGGTTGTCAATCGTCCAGTTGCCCATGCCCGCGATGATGACAGTATCGCTGTCCTCGGTCAGGGGCCGACGCGGGCCGCCCAGAACGACGTTGTTCCGCTTGCGGTGCATCGTCATTTCAAGGGTGTCCATGTTCAGGAAATACATCCCGATTGGCGCGAACCCACCAACCCCACCGTCAAAGACAACCGGGGTCGTCATGAACATGAGGTTATCAAACCCGGCCGCAGCCAGTTTGCGATCCATGAACCGCTGTTGCGCCTGCAGCGATTGCGAGTAGATCGAGTAGTAGGTGTTGTCGGAAATGATGAGGTCCGGCTTGTCACCGTCGCGCGACAGGTTCAGGTGCAGGTTCAGCATGGCCGCATAGATGTTCGAGACGGTCGGGGCTGCGCCCAGAACGGAACGCTTGTTGTCCCACCATCCGTAGGTGGTGGAGTTGATCCCGCCGACGGTTGCGCCGACGGTTTCGTTGACCAGAAGGGCCAGACCGCCAAAAACCTTGCCGCCTGCAGCGGTGCCGTCGCCATAGGAGGCAGAGTGCATCTGGTTTTTGATGGTCTTTTCCGCGTGCTGGATGCGGGTTGCCATCATGTTGATGACCTGCTCGGGGCCATCGTTCTGCAGCATTTCCAGCCCGGACATCGACACGCCGCAAGCGTACTGTTTCCACGGATATTCCGCAGAGGTCAGGACTTCCTGACCGGCCACGTTCAGGGCTTCGCGGCCCAGATACCATTGGAAGTTGGTGTTCTCGCTGCCAATCATGATGGGCTGCGTGATCGTGCGGCCGCCCCCGATGGTCTTGGCGCGACCGCGGCGTTTCGTTTCAGCAAGCAGAGCATTGTTTTTCGACAATGCGTCTGCAATTTTGGTGCGACGGTGTTCCAAAGTCGCCGTCACCATTTCACCCCAATTCGGGTTGGCCATGATGTTACCTCTAAGGCGTTCCCGCCTCTAGCTGCCGCTAAGAGCCTGACCCGCTGCCGTAGTGAAACTTCAATACGTCAACGAGGTTGGCATCCGGTGCCAGAGCGGGACGACGACCGGCGCCATGGCCGGAACCGTCAAGTGATTTGCTGGCCGCCATCGCGCGCTGTACGCTGTTCGAGGGGGCGGCCGCTGGTTTCTGGGTCTGTTGTGCCACAGGCTGTTGCACCTGTGCGGCGGATTTGCTTTCCGGCGCGCTTGGCTCAAGCCCCAAGGCCTGCACGTTGGCATCGTAGAACCGTTTCAGGTCAGCGACACCTACGGGCTTGCCGGTCTTTTGGACGTGCGCAGAGGCTTGCGCCGCGACATATTCGGCCACGGCGTCAAAGTGCGGGGCAGAGGCGCGGAACGCTTCAAGGTCCGACATTGCCCGGTTTTGCGGGGCATCGGGGCCAAGCTGGGGCCCGGACTCGCGCGCCTTGTAAGCGGCCAGTTCGGCGCGCATGGCTTTGACTTCCGGATCTTCAAAGGGGTCATCATCGTCTGACGCTGCTTGCACGACTTTCAGCCCCAAGCGGCTGGCGGCCTTGCTCAGGGTTTCAACCGGGTCGCCGCCCAACTGCCCCGCAGCCCATGCCAGATAGTCTGCCGGGTTGGTGCGGGAATACTGCTCGATTTTCAGCAGTTCACCGACGGCGGTTGCGGGCGTCACGCCAAACCGCTGCATTTCGGTTTCACGGCCCTTGAACAGGCCTAGAATTTCATCTGCCGCGCCGATCCGGGCTTTGACAGCCGTGCGCGCTGTGTCTGGCAGGGCGGACAGGAATCCGTCAATCTCCGCGTCATCTGCAGCCGGGGCCTCTTGCTTGGCCTCTGGTGCGCCGTCCTGTTCCGGGTCCGGTTCTGCTTCGGCTTCGGTCTTAGCCTCAACCTTGGAATCGCTGCGCTTCTTGCTGTGCGCCCCGTCGATCAGGTCTAAGCCATCCTCAACGGTGACCGTCTCAACAATAGGCTTGGCGTCATCGCTGGTTGCGCCAAAGGCGATGTCATCGGACGGGTCGCCGTCGCCGCCCGAAAGCATGGCCATGAGTTTGTCATAGGGCACGTCCTCGGTGTCCAGCAAGGAGTCGTCGCGGTCGATGTTGTTGGTCTGGTCGATTTCGGGCGGCATGTCACAGGCTCCTTGGCTTGATGGGTTTGGGGTTCGGCCCTGCGTTCAGGTTCAGGCAGAACGTGTTCATGGCGCGCAGTAGAACCGTGGTCAGTTCGCCCCTGACAAGGTGGCGGCTGCGCTGTGTCTCAGGTGCGGCGGTGCGGGTCTGGATTGCGGAATCCAGCGTTGTCATGATCTGCCCGCCCAGCCGTTCCATAGCCTCGCGGAAACGCTGTTCCTCGTCTGTCTCGTTGGGCCGGGGGGCGATCAGGGGCGCTTGGCGTTCCTTGGTCGGCGGCGTGGCGTGCTGGTTCATTTCGCGACCTCGATAGTATTGACGTCAATTTCCGCCGCGCCCTCCAAATCTGCGCGCCCGATAATTTCGGTGGGCGGTCGATTGAGGGGGTCGGTTTCCACGGCGCGTCTGAAGTCTTTAACAAACTCCTCGCGCCATTGGCGTTCTGTCTGTTCGGGCTCGGGCTCAACGCCCGAGTCGTACTCAACCAGATCGTGCTTATCCATGTAGTTGCGCTTGTCGCGGGGGTCGTTGATCACCACAGGGTTGACCTGATCACCGGCGACAAAGGCCTCAAACTTGGGGGCCAGCATCGGCGCGGCCAGCTTTGCCCGGGGCGGCGCTTCGGAACGGCAGTTGTGCGGCCACGGCTTAGACAGGCTGTGCCAGTCGCCACAGGCCTTACAAAGCCTCGCGCGCCCGGTGCCCGTCTCTGGCTTGCCAAAGATGCGGGCGTATTCCGCGCCAAGTTCTGCCATTGCAACGCGAGTCATCCCTCGCGGGCCTCGATCTTGGCGCGCACAAAGCAATCCTTGGCCTCCAACAGTTTGCGCAAGCCCGCCGTCTTTTCGGCGCTTTCGGGCAGGACTGCATCCATCAGGTCGGCCAGTTCAGCGCATGGCGCGGCGGCCTCCTGCAGGTCTGACGCCAAATGCGATGATTGGAACCACTTCACCAGTTTGTTCGGCATGTTCTCATGTCCTCCTTGGGCTTGAGTTGTGTCAGGTATTGCCGGGGGCCGCTGGGCCGCCCTGCGGTTCGTCAGGTTCGCCAGCCTTTTCTGCGGCTTGGGCCATCAGTTCGACGCCCTTCATCCGCATGTCGTGCTGGCGGTCGGCTTCTTCTTGCGCGTCTTTCATGCGCTGAATTTCAAGATCGACCTCGGCCCGGATTTGCGCGACCTGCACCTGAATATCCGGCTTATCCTCGCCCTTGGGCAGTTCGTCGGGCAGTTCGGCAATCATAGCCTCAAGGGTGCGCGACTTCGGGAAGGCCCGGACGCCGAACAAAAGCAGTTCCTTGGCCGTTTTCATGTCAAACTGGCCTGTGCCGACCAAAGGCATGATCTGCTGAACAAAGGTGCTGAACGCGGCCAAAAACTCGATCCGCGAGTCCTTGTCGCCCTGCTCGTCTGCAAGGATGGTGCTTTGCGTCTCGATGGTGATGGTGATTTTGCGCGAAAGGTCGTTGCGCAGGCGCTCATGAACCTCCTCCCAGCTTGTCGCGGGCGGCTTGTCCATCGGCGGCAAAGGTGGCGGCGGTGCAGGTGGCGGCGGCAAGGTCACTTGGCCCCCGGCTTCAGCGGCCATCTGCTCGACCTGCTGGCGCTGCATCATGGCTTGCTCATGGGCTTGGGTCGCCATCGCGTGCGCCTCAACCATAGCCTGCTGTTCGGCGGCGATTGCCTCGCGCTCTGCTTTGGTCATCGGAAGGTCAAGGCTGCAGATGTCGGCAATGAAAGCCGTGTCAAACATTTCAACCGCGATTTCGACCAAGATCCGCAGCATGTCACGGGCATAGATTGCCATCCGGCGCTGACGTGATGCCAGCCGCATACCGGCGTACTTGCCCTTGAGGTTCTGCGCCGTCGCGCTTTCGCGTGGGTCGCCCTGTGCCCGCATGATGTCAGACACCCCGGACGCCTCGAACATGCGTTGCTTGGCCTGTTCGCGTAGCATCTGCAGGGCATTGATTGCCGAAATCATGGCGTCCAGCGGAAGCCACTGGATCATTTCCCGCGCGCCGCCCTTGTCCAACAACGCGGCCCAGCTTTGCGATGCGTAAACGGCGTTTTTGCCGGAAAGCAGCTTTTGTACTTCCTGTTCCATGTTGCCGGGGAAGATGCCTGCGACAGCAACGGTTTTCAGGATTTCTTTCAGCTTCGTCGTGGCGTGTTCTACCTCATCGGCCGCCGCCTCGTAATAGCGGATGTCCGGACGCGGGTTCATGGATGAGCCCTTAGCCGTGGCCAGCAAGGGCTTCGGCATGGGCCAAAAGTCCTCAAGGTTCAGGGGGTCGGGAACCTCGTCAAGGATGCCCTCGCCGCAATCGGGTGACCACCAGACCACCTTGCGCTCTGCTTTGATCCAGATTTCCCAGACCGTGGCCGTGTCAAACGGGCTTGCGGCCTGCTGCCCGGATGTGTTGGCGTCATCGGTGCCGCTGAATGCCCGGTCACTGTCCGACGGCGCGCGGCTGCGATCCACAAGGCCTTTGCGGTTGTAGTTGATCTGGCCAGCCTTTTCAGGGAATGACCGTTCCGCCTCGCTGCGGGTTGTGGGAACCTCGAAGGCGATCCACGGCATGCGCTCCCAGCTATAACCGGGCGCGCAGACAAACCGGGGCCACTCCCAATGGCCGGCATAGACGCATTCGGACGCCTTTGCAGGCTGTGTCATGGGTTGGCCTGTTTCGGGGTCGATCACGGGGAACCCCGTCGCCGGGTCCGTTACGGGAACCTCGTCAATCTTGGCCTTGTAGAACGCCCGCGCCACCCCACGGCCAGAAATCAGCCAGTCGTCGCGCGTGGCTTCCATCGTGTCATCAAACCGGGTTGTCGTAAGCACCCACTGCGCCATGCGCTGCCCGACCTCGGTTGCCAACAGGTCGGTTGCATCGGTCGCCTTGCCGTCGCCACGGAAGCGGCGTTGAACAACCGGGGTTGGCGTCTCGGAAAACAACAGGGGCTTCAGAACCTCGATGTTGCCGTGGATTGTGCTGGTCGTTTCGCTGATAGGGTTGGCCGACTTGCCCGCCGATGGGTCGCGCGTGGATGGATCTTCATCAGGCCCGAAATACAAACGCTCTGCATGCTCTGCCTCGGTGCGCCAGCGGCGTTCTGCGACTAGCGCCGCCTCGATCTGCTTTTTCCAGAAAAGGGCCTGCTGTGTTGGGCCGCCTTCGCTGGCCTCGCTGTCTGTCTCGGGTGTGTCGATATAGCCGCGCTGTGGCTCATAGGTGGCCGCGTCTGCGCCCTCCATGCCCACCGCGCCGAAAGGCACCACGTCTGAATTACCTGCCATGCCCGATCCCTGCGGCTGCGCTCTGGGGGAACGTAGTCAACAGGGGCGGCGCTGTGCGGCAAATCTGATCAGGCCGCCGCTATTGCTCGTTGCGCCTGAATAGGTCGTCCAGCGTGTCGCCGTGTTCCTCGCGTGGCTTTCCTGCCTTTCGGCCCAGAACAACCTTATCGATGCCGCGGGCAAACAGCGTGGCGGCGTCAACCGTATCGTCCTTTGTGCCGCCCGGGAAGGTCAGCAATTCTTTCTCGAATGCGTCCAGCGCGATCAGCAAGTTTTCACTGACCTGAGTGCGATGCGGCAGGTACATCTTGCCCATAGATGCCAGACCCAAGAGCGATTGGGCGCGGGAAGGCTTATCAACCGAACTCGCAAGCTGCATGCGCGATACAAAAACCCGCTCGTCTTGCATCATGGCGTTGATCAAGGGCCCGACCGACTTGAGGATTTGCCCGGATTCCTCGAAGGCGCGCAGGGGCTTCCACTTGCGCACAAGGCGCAACCATTCCCTGATCCAGACATCAGACTGCGTGCGGCCGCGCCACATGTCCAGCAAGTAGATGTTGCGATCCTCATCAACCGCCCAGACTTGGTGAACCGTCCAGTCTGGGTTATCGCCCGCGCCCTCCTCGGTGACCGCGTAATCGCTGGAAATGTAAATCTGCATGCGGGTCAGGTCGATTGTGGCCCGGTCATACCGCTGGATGTGTTCGGCGGTGAACATCAGCCCTTCTGCGGGGCTTGGCCTTTGCTGGTAGAGCGCGCTCCACATCCAGCCGCCGCGCTTGCGCATGCCGCCTAGCTGCTTCTCCCCGAAGGCCTCGGGCCAAAGCCATTCACCGGGCTTTCGGCCTAGAACATCATCTTCATGCTCTGCAACCGCCTGAAGGCTCAGAACATACCAATCCTCGCCGGTTTCGCGGTCCTTAAACCACCCGCTTCGCCCGTCGTAATCCTCGGGCAAGATCCGGCCCGGGGGGTCGTCCTGATGCCAGCGCGTGATTGCGATGACCTGTTTGCGCCGCCCCTGCAAACGGGACAACAGGTCAGCCTTGTAGGTTTCCCATGCTTCCTCGCGCATGTAGGGCGACATGGCCATTTTCCGGCCCTTGATCACGTCATCCATGAACAACCATTCAGCCGGGTTGCCGTGCTGGTTGCCGCCGAACATGCCAAAGCCGTTGTATTCGCCGCCCTGCGGGGTTGCCCACTGCTCCTTGGCTTGGCTGTCATCCGCAAGGCCTACCGCCTCGTAGGGCGCTATGTCCTCGTCAAATGGCCACTGCGGCAAGCGCAGAAGGTTCCGGACGTTCTTGCCGACCTTCTTGGCGTATCTGTCCGTGTGAACGGCAGACATGATCTTTGTCGTCGGGTGGCGGCCCATGATCCACGCCGGGAAAAGGGTCGTGATGCCAAGGGTCTTGATGTGCCGGGGCGGCGCAAACAGCATTGCCCGGTCGATCTGATCAGCCTCTAGCGCCTCGGCCAGTTGCGCGATCAGCCGAAAATGTCGGGGCGGATACATGCCCGTCATTCGCATGTAGAACGGCAGGAAGGACTCGCGCGCCCGTCGGCGGTCAAGTTCCTCCTGAATGATCAATTCTTCCATGTCGAAAGTGGTTTTGTTCACGTCAGGCGCTCACGCTCATCACTGCCACGATACGTTGGACGCGCTCTAGCGCGCGAATTGTTGGCTCATAGTGCGCGGCATGCGGCCCGGGCGCACCCTTGCCCTTCCCGCCCCTCTCTCGCATGCGGCGGTAGAACGCCAGCCACTCAGGCAGGGCAGACACGGGGAAAGACGCCTTCCAGCCCTTCGCGCCGGCCATGGTGATGCTGCGCTGATCTGCGGACAGTGAGGCGATCATTCCCGCACCCCACACCTTGCCTCGATCACCGCCGCGCGGATGCGGCGAACCCACACCCCGCCGCTCTTGCTCATGTTCGTGCCGTTCTTCTGGCGCTTCTTGTGAGCGAGGTTCGCCATGACGCTCTGGCCGCGCAAGAATTGCTGTTCCCGCGTCGGCTTGCGCTTGATCAGGCTTTCACCCTTCCAATCGTCTCGGTCCATCACTTGTACCTCCATGGCTTGCGTTTCTTCAAAGGGCTTCCGATGTGCCAACCCCGGCAAACGGCGCAATGATAGGCCGTGTCGCGCCGGTGCTTGTGGCTGATGCGGTCGAGGATCTTGCGCGCCTGCACCCATGTCAGTGGGTCTTTGCCCGAACACATGGCTATTGCGACGGGGCCTTGACGGTCCTGCAGGTCGCGCTTGACCTCGGGCGGCAGTTCGGGGCTGCGCATGCGTTTCATACATCCCGCCCCTTTGGTTGGAGTTCCACAAACGCGCCCTTCATCTTGGACGCCCGCAGGCGATCCGCAGCGCGCGGCCCATAGGCGACCAAGACACTCGGGGCCCCGCCGTTGTTTTTCGCCCGCGCGCCGTCCGGATGATGGAAGAACAACCGACCTTCCAGAAACAGAACCGCAGAGGCTTTTTCCCAGACCTGCCTGTGAAACTGCTCGACTTCGGTTCGGGCGAATATCAAGGCGATGCCATCGCCATGGCTGGCCAGCTTTTCAAGCCACACCCAGCAAAGCCGGTCATAGGGCGGGTTGCACCACACAAAGCCACGCCATTGCCCATGCAGGCCGCCTAAGCCGTTGTTGTCCTCCGGGCCGTAGTGTTGTGCCGCTGTATCCCACGGGCGCGGGGCTCCAAAGCATGGATCAAGGTCGAATGGCCCCAAGCTGGCGACAATTTCGGGCGGGGTCAGCCAAACGGCCTCCTTGGGGTATTGGATGGGCGTTCACTTTGCCGGCAAGGGTTGCATGACGGCGGCGGTGAAGCTGGTGCTGGCGCACGCGTTTGGGCCGCT